GCACGAGAAGAATTAGGTTGGAAACCTAAAATTACATTTGATCAATTAGTTGAGGACATGGTAATCTATGGACAGTAATAGCAAAATTTATGTGGCAGGTAATACAGGACTCGTTGGTTCTGCTATTATTCGTATGCTCAAGAGGAGAGGATTTGATAACATTCTTTCGTCCCCATCATCTCATTGGGATTTGAGGAAACAACATGATGTTGAGAGATTCTTTGAATTTAATAAACCCGAATATGTATTCGTGGCAGCTGCAAAGGTTGGTGGTATATTAGGTAATAAGAATCATCCAGCAGAGTTTATCTATGATAACTTGATGATACAATCAAATATCATTGATGCTGCTTATCGTAATGGTGTTAAGAAGTTATTGTTCTTAGGATCATCATGTATCTACCCTAAGAGTCCTAAGATTCCTATTACTGAAGATCAATTATTAACAAGTGAATTAGAACCATCTAATGATGCCTATGCCATTGCTAAGATTGCTGGTCTAAGAATGTGTAGAGCATACAAACAACAATATGGATTCAATGCAATATCATTGATGCCTACTAATTTGTATGGTATTAATGATAACTTTGATCTTGAAACTTCTCATGTATTACCTGCATTGATTCGTAAATGTCATGAGGGTAAGAATAACATAGGACATGATTTAGGTGGTAGTTATCAACATCCTATAACATTATGGGGTGATGGTACACCAATGAGAGAGTTTCTACATGTTGATGATTTAGCAGAAGCATGTTATACTTGTATGGAAAGGTATGATGAGGAAGGTCACATCAATGTCGGTACAGGTGAAGATGTAACTATTAAAGAACTTGCTGAAACTATTGCAGATGTTGTTGGTTTCACTGGTGGATTTAATTGGGATACTGATAAACCAAATGGCACACCTCGAAAGGTAATGAATGTTGATCGAATTAAATCTTTAGGATGGGAACCTAAACTTTCTTTAAGGGCAGGTATTGAATCTACTTACAACTGGTATTTAAAAAATGAAAAAGGAAACGATTAAATTCTCTGTTGGTCAAGATGGATCTGTAGCTGAAGAGGTTATAGGATTAGCATCTGGAGAATGTTTAGACCTAACTAAAGAAATAGAAAACCAACTTGGTATTGTAAACTCAAGAGATTACAAACCAGAATACTATCAACAGGAAAATGTCACACTTCACCAGAATCAAAACGAAAATCAGGCATAAACCTGAACTACAAGAAGCATTAGAACTTCTACAATATAATGTAATAGAAGATCAAGAACTTAAAGTTACTGGTCCTCATGGAATTAAACATGAAGTAGTAGAAGCAGAAGTTGCTATCTCAAAGGATATAGGATTTCGTATGAATCCACATACAGGTGAATATGAATTAGTAGCAGATCTTGAGACATGGAATCAACCTATTCCAGTTGAGAGATTTCTTGATAAAGTTACTCAACAATATGCAAGGATGACTATTCATAATACTGTTAAGAAACAAGGATTTGAAGTTGAGGAAGAATGGGAAATGAATGATAATACTATTGAAATTACAGTTTCTCGTTGGATATGAAGATAGGATTTAATTGTAGTTCATGTGATTTATTTCATGCAGGGCATGTTACTATGCTCAAGATGGAGAAAAAATTGTGTGATTATTTGATAGTGGCTCTTCAAGTAGATCCAACTATTGATCGTCCTGGTATTAAGAACAAACCAGTTCAATCTGTTTATGAAAGGTATGTTCAATTGCAAGCTTGTAAGTATGTTGATGAAATACTTGTTTATGAAACAGAGGCAGATCTTTTAAATTTAATTAAGACTCAGACTATAGATGTTAGATTTTTGAGTGAAGAATATAAAAATATTGATTTTACTGGAAAGCAGTATTGTATTGATAATGGTATTGAATTACATTTTCATTTAAGGAGACATCAGTATTCCTCAACTGAACTTAGAAATAGAGTATATAAACTTGAAAAGTCAAAAAGGGATGAGAAAGTTGATAGTGACATACAACAGTATGCTCCAGAACTTTTAGATAAGTATACTAAAAAATGACAGTATTAGTTACAGGTGGTGCTGGATTTATTGCCAGTAATTTTCTACATCGTATTTGTTGGTCTTATGATGATGTTATTGTACTTGATAAGTTAACATATGCTGGTGACTATGAAAATATTAGGGATCTTCCTATAACTTTTTATCAGACTGATATTGCTGATGAACATAACTGTGAGTTTATTTTTAAGAAACATAGACCACAGAGTGTTTTTAATTTTGCAGCAGAGAGTCATGTAGATAATTCAATTAAGAATTGTTCTGAATTTATTCATACGAATATTAATGGAACAGTTAATTTATTAAATCTATCAGTTAAGTATGATGTTAGTAGGTTTCTTCATGTATCAACTGATGAAGTGTATGGATCTATTGAAGAAGGATCATTTAAAGAAGATACAATTTATAATCCAAGGAATCCTTATTCAGCATCAAAAGCATCTAGTGATCATTTTGTAATGGCATATCATCATACGTATGGATTGCCAACTGTAATTACAAATTGTTCTAATAATTATGGTCCTAGACAACACATGGAAAAGATGATCCCTAAGATCATTACCAATATTTTGAAGAATGAAAAGATACCAGTATATGGTAAAGGAGAACAGATTAGAGATTGGTTATACGTTGAAGATCATTGTGAAGCATTGTTAGATGTTTACTACGCAGGAGCAGTTGGAGAGAAATATAATATTGGTGGTCAATGTGAGATGAGGAATATTGATTTAGTTAAACTTATTATTAAAATAATGAATTCAAGTGAAGATCTGATAGAATTTGTTGAGGATCGTCCTGGTCATGATTATAGATATTCAACAGATATTACTAAGATTAATAATGCGGTAGCATGGAAGCCTAAATTTACTTTAGAGAATGCTCTTATGAAAACTATTGAATGGTATGTTTAATTGATGATTTCTTTATATGGTGGTAGTGGATTTGTTGGTGGAGAATTTCAAAGTATGTATGATTCATGTATTGAGATACCACATGATGAACGTGAGCCAAAATCTAATAAAATTTTATATTTTATTTCAACAGTAGATAATTATAATGTTCATGAGAATATTACTTTAGATGTGAATACTAATCTACATGTTCTATGTGAAGTATTAGATTATTGTAGATCTAAAGATATTGAATTTAATTTTATCAGCTCTTGGTTTGTGTATGGTAAAACTTCTTTACCTGCTAAAGAAAATAGTTTATGTGATCCAACAGGATTCTATTCAATTACAAAGAAATGTGCAGAAGATCTTTTAATATCCTTTTGTAATACTTATGGTGTTAAGTATAGAATTTTGAGATTATGTAATGTTCTTGGATTGGGAGATAGAAAAGCATCTAGAAAAAAGAATGCTATTATGTGGATGATTAATCAACTTAAATTGAATAATGATATTAATCTATATGATAATGGATCTCCTTATAGGGATGTAATGCATATTAAAGATGTATGTCGTGCTATAAAATTGGTTATGGATTCTGGAGAATTGAATACAATATACAATATTGGATCTGGATATCCAACTCAAGTTGGAGAAATAATTAATTTTGTTAAGGATCATATAAATTCTAAATCAAAAATTAATACCATAGAACCACCAGACTTTCATAAAAATGTTCAAGCACAGGATTTCTGGATGGATATAGAAAAAATTCAATCACTTGGGTTTGTTCCAGAGTTTACTTTAGAAGAGGGGTTGAAAAACATCTGTCAATGATGTATAATACATACTATAGAAATTGATGACTTATGAGTGAGTATAAGAAGTCTGCACTAGTATTAGGTGCAGGTGGGTTTATTGGAAATCAGATGGTAAGATATCTGGTATCTAAAGGGTATTGGGTTAGAGGTGTAGATATAAAATCACCTGAGTTTTCAGAGACTGAAGCACATGAGTTTGTTCATGGAGATCTTACTGATCGTGATTTTGCTCGTAGAGTAATACAGTTTAAAGGTTACCAAGGAAATTTTTACAATTCAATTCCATATAAGATGATAGATTGTTTTGATGAGATCTATCAGTTTGCTGCTGACATGGGTGGAGCAGGTTATATTTTTACAGGAGAGCATGATGCAAATGTCATGCATAATTCTGTTAGTATTAATCTTAATATTCTTGAAGAGACACGTCAATTGAATGATCAACTGGATCATTATGAACCAGAGCATCATCCTAAAAAGCAACCAACAATATTCTATTCTAGTTCTGCTTGTATGTATCCAGAGCATAATCAACTTGAACCTGATAATCCCGATTGCCGTGAAGAATCTGCATACCCTGCTGCACCAGACTCAGAATATGGATGGGAAAAATTATTCTCCGAGAGATTGTACTTGGCTTACAATCGTAATTATGGCATTCCTGTTAGGATTGCCCGTTATCACAATATCTTTGGACCAGAAGGAACCTGGAACGGTGGAAGAGAGAAGTCTCCAGCTGCAATCTGCCGCAAGGTTGCTGAACTCGGACCATTTGGAGGGGACATCGAAGTGTGGGGTGACGGTAAGCAGACTCGCTCCTTCTTGTATGTTGTTGAATGCGTCGAAGCAACTTACAGATTAATGCAGTCTGATTTCACAGGTCCTGTGAATATTGGTTCTGAGGAAATGGTAACTATTAATCAATTAGTTGATATTGTTGCTAAGATTTCTAGAAAACCTGTAGAGAAAAAACATATCGATGGACCTTTAGGTGTTCGTGGACGTAATTCTAATAATGATCTTATTAGAGAAAAGTTGGGATGGGATTATTCCCAGACCCTTGAAGAGGGAATTGAAAAGACTTATAATTGGATTAATTCCCAAGTATATAAAGATCAACCAATGCATCATCCTGTATAATTACTATGGCTAAACTACAACAAGCAATTAACTTAAGTCCAGTATTTGAGGACTTTGGTATTAAAAATTATGTTGAGACTGGTACTGGAGGTATCTTAGATTCTCATGGAGAGAATTCCCTTCTACAAGTTTCTAATCTCAATATTTCAGATCTTAAGATGCATTCTATTGAGATTCTTGAGAGAATTTATAATGAAGCTGTAAAGTTTTTTAATAAAAATTCAAATGTTATCATGCATCATGGTAATAGTCATGAAGAACTTCCTAAGGTTGTTGATGAGTTGAATGAAGATCCATCATTATTTTTCTTTGATGCTCATTTTCCAGATTCATATCGTGATAATATGAATAGGGAGATTATTAATGATGATCCTGATTATATTAAGATTCCACTTGAGGGTGAATTGAGAATTCTTTGTGATAAGCGTGATGTAAGTAAGGATATTATTATCATTGATGATATTCGTATCTATAAAGATGGTCCTTATGAAAATGGAAACTTTGAGAATAAGAAAGAACATGGTGGAGAGAACTTAGATTTTGTAGAAGAACTCTTAGATAAAAGTCATGTTATAGTAGAATCTTATTTGCAGGAAGGTTATTTAATATGCTTTCCAATTGATACTGATGTTGAAGAACTTCGTAAGTATGTTGTTGGAGCAGAATGAAATTACATAATTGTAAATATGTTTTAGCTACTGGTACTACTGGTCGTTATGCTGGATGTGATTTACTTGCACATCCAGAAGTTAATGAGTTATATTGTCTCTGGAATTGTGGTTTTTATTCATGTGAATCACAGGTATTTTCTTCATTATTAACTTTAATGAAGCATGGAATTATACCAGAAAGAATAGATTATTCATTAGGATTTCGTCATTATAAAAAAGATTGTTTAGAGAAAGATATCTATCCAGATTTTCATCAAATAGATGAGAGTCAAAATATAGATTTATATTTACATGATGTACCTTTACCTGAAGCTAATGTTGCTTCATCATATTCTATTGAGTGTGATAGTTATAATCAAATAATTAATAGATTTTTTAATCCAAGTGAATCTGTTTCTACTAAGAAAGAAACTTTAGAGAAGAAATATAATATTGATTATTCAAAGACTATTGCTGTTTTATACAGAGGAACAGATAAACATACTGAAGTTACTCTAGCAGGAGCTGAAGAATATCTTGAGGTAACTAAGAATATACTTAAAGATAATCCAGACTTTAAGGTTTTAATTCAGACAGATCAGACTCAAGTTGCAGAATATTTTTCTGAACAATTGGGTGATAAAATTATTTTCTTTGAAGAACTTCCATTAACAAAGTCAAGTGAAGCACTCATTTATATACTAGAGAGAATGGGAGCAGATTCAATTACTTGGTCTCAGTGGGTGGATGCTGCTTTTAGATGTGTTTCACAATGTAAGTATATTGTAAATCATACTGGAAATGGTGGACTCTTTGTGAGATTATACAGAGGTAATAATAAAGGAATATATCAGTTTGATGAAAATGGGAGATTAATTTAATGAGTAAAGTACCTGATTTAGTTTTTCATCACCACACATCTTTAGGTGATCATTTTATTTGTAATGCAATTGTTCATATCTATGCAGAACAATTATGTGATAGATTACATTTACCTTGTCATAAAAGATATTATGATTTAGTTGAATGTTTATATAAGGACTTTGATAATATTATTGTTCATCCTTTTAATGATGATTGGGCAACTTTAGAAACTGAAATGTTTCCTTGGGCTAAAGAAAAAGGTTGGCCAATAACTAGGATTGGATTTGAGAATGTTTATTATAGAAATTTGAAGAGGGAAAATTCACCACCAGAATTTTTTGCTGTTAATTTTGATCGTCAATTTTATGAGCAAGCAAATATTTTATTCAAAGAAAGGTATTTAAGATTTACTCTTCCGAAAGAGATACCAGATGTTGATGATGTTTACGATAGGTTGACAGAGGGTGAAAAAGATTATATCATAGTACATAAGAACTCTAGTGCTGAAGGAGATTATCCTATAGATCTCTGGAATTGGAGAACATCATCATACAATAAAAAGATTAAAATTATTGAAATAGCATTAGGACAAACTTCTAATATGCTTTCTTATATGAAACTAATTGAAAACGCAAAAGAAATACATTGTGTTAATAGTAGTTTCTTTTGTTTAGTTGATAGTGTTTGTATGAAAATTAAGTCAAAATTATTCTATCACGATATTCGTATGAATAATATTACTCAGACTAACTGTTGGACAACTGGTGGTCACAGATGGACTCTTATTGAATACCCCTTTAAAAAATGAAAAAGATTGCAATTTCAACTTGGTGTACTGATGATTATTATCCTTATCTTAGACCAGATAAGTTAAAGAAATTAGTTAATCATTTTCATCCAGATATAGATTTTCATGTTGTTGATACAGAACAAACTGAAAAGATAAAAGAAGAAAATCCTTGGATGACTGAGGAAACTGTTCGTTATCCTGAATGGATGATGGTTATGTCATGTCTTCCATTTGTTGAGGATTATGATATGCTTATTCATATGGATGCTGATTCTTTTTGTATTGGTAGTTTGGATAAGGTAATTGAATCTGATAAAGAATTAATTGGTGTTAGAAATAATAATTTTTTTGGTAGAGCTGGAGCAGCACAACCATGCGTTAGTCCATTTTATGAACCATATGGTGATGGTGGAATGATTGGTGTTAGTGATTTTGTTAATGCTGGATTTGTTGCATCAAACGATAAAAAGTTTTGGTATGAATGGAGAGATTTTAATAAATTTGTTGCTGAACAAAGTGATGGAAGAACTTTTACTTATCATCCATGGCCAATGATTCGTAATGAGCAAGATACTTGGAATCATATTTTTCATGCTAAAGATAAGTATACCTCTGAAATTGTTGATAGAGAAGGTAGTGGTGTTACTTATGGAATTATAAATCAATGGGGTGATAAAGATCATTGTGAAAGTTGGAAAAACCTTTATATGAAAGATGAAATGGTTTATTTGAATCATCCTATTACAGGAGAACCATTAAGAACAAGTGTTCTACATGCTGCTGGAGTTGGAACTATAGAAACAATTAAAGACTATGGTGATCAATATCAGTGGTTATATGGTATAATTGATACAGAAGTTTCTGATCACATCAAATTTATTTTAGGAGATTAACATGAGTATTGACAATATTATTTCTGATCTTTTAGAGAAGGTTCAGGGTGAAGAAGGAGTATTTCCATATATGGCAAACAAGAGGAAATTTATTCCTGGTGAATCACCCGTTTATTATTCTGGACCATATTGGGATAATAATGAAGTTGAAGTTATTTTTAAATCATTCTTAAAAGGAAAGTGGCTTGCTTCTGGTGAAGAAGTTAATAAATTTGAGAGAAAGTTTTCTAAGAAATTTGGAAAGGCATCATCATTAATGGTGAACTCTGGTAGTTCTGCAAATTTAGTAATGATTGCTGCTCTTAAGAAAAAGTTTGGTTGGCAAGATGGTGATGAGATAATCGTATCTTGTGTTGGATTTCCTACTACAATTGCACCCATTGTTCAGAATGGATTGAAACCAGTATTTGTTGATATTAATTTTACTGATTTAAATTGGGATGTTGATGAAGTTGAAGAGAAGATAAGCACTAAAACAAGGGGTGTATTTTCTTCACCAGTTCTTGGTAATCCATATGATTTTGATGCTATTCTTGATATTTGTGAGAGATATAAGATTCAATTAATATCTGATAATTGTGATAGTCTTGGTAGTAAATGGGAAGGAAAATATTTAACAGATCATTCTGTTTCTGCATCATGTTCTTTTTATCCTGCTCATCATATTTGCACTGGTGAAGGTGGAATGATTTCTTCTGATGATGAGGAATTAATTTCACTTGCACGTAGCTTATCTTGGTGGGGAAGAGATTGTTATTGTGTAGGACAGCAGAATTTACTTTCTTGTGGTGTTTGTGGTAAGAGATTTTCCAAGTGGATTAATAAGTATGATGGAATAATTGATCACAAATATGTGTATAGTAATATGGGGTATAATTTAAAGCCTATGGATTTTCAAGGTGCTATTGGTTCTGTTCAAGTTGATAAACAAGATGAAATTCATAAATTGCGTCGAGAAAATAAAGAATTAATTCAAAAACACTTTGAAAGAATACCTGGTGTTCGTAGTGTAAATGAATTACCAAAGGCAGAAACTAGTTGGTTTGGTGTTCCTATTATATGTGATAGTAAAAAAACTAAAAATAATTTGACTAAGCATTTAGAATCTAATAAAATACAGACTAGGAATTATTTTGCAGGAAATATTTTAATGCATCCTGGATATAGTCATCTTGATTACTATAAGAATTATCCTAATGCATGTAAAGTTCTTGATTTAGTTTTCTTTGTTGGATGTTCACCTACAATTACAAAACCAATGATTGATTACATTGGAACTATTACTGATAGATTTACTAATGAGAGTAGTTGATTACGTTATAGATCAGGTTTATAAAGTAGGTGCTAAACATGCCTTTACTATTACAGGTGGAGGAGCAATGTTTATCAATGATGCTATTGCTGCTCATACATGGATAACTCCTGTATGTAATCATCATGAACAAGCATCTGCAATGGCTGCTGTTTCTTATTCAAAGTATACTGGTAAACCTTCTTTAGTATGTCCTACTACAGGATGTGGTGGCACTAATGCTATCACTGGACTATTAGATGCTTGGCAGGATAGTGTTCCTGTTATTTTTATATCAGGTAATGTAAATCTAAATCAGATTTCTCCTACTGGAGTTAGAAACTTAGGTGTTCAGGAAGCAAGGATAATTGATATAGTTAAACCTATTACTAAGTATTCTAAATTGATTAAGAGTGTTGATGAGGTAGAGGAGGTAGTAGGTGAAGCATTAAAGCAAGCAACAACAGGTCGTCCTGGTCCAGTATGGATTGATATTCCTATGGATATACAGGGAAAAGAATTAGAAATATATTCCCTACAGGAAGATCTTAAGAAAGCAAAGAGACCATTAATACTTGCTGGTGGTGGTATTAATTGTGCAGGAGTTTCTAGAGATGATTTTAGAAATTTTGTTAGTAGAACAAGAATTCCTGTAGTTACCACTTTTAATGCTGTAGATCTTATTGAATCTGATGATGAATATTTTGTAGGAAGGGTTGGTGTTAAAGGAACTAGAGCAGGTAATTTTGCGATGCAGAATTGTGATTTTCTTTTAGTATTAGGATCTAGGCTTTCTGTTCCTTCCACAGGATATAATTATAATACATTTGCTAGAGAAGCAAAGGTTGTAGTTGTAGATATTGATAAGGAAGAACACTCTAAGAATACTGTTAAGATTGATCATTTTATTCATAAAGATCTTAAAGATTTTATATGTGGGAAACGTATTGCTGTAAGTGTTCCAGAGTGGCAGCAGAAATGTGAAAGATGGAAATTAAAATGGCCAATTATTCCTCCTAAGAAATCTGATGAAACTGGTATAGATCTATATGATTTTACTGGTAAATTAAATCAATTTAAACCTGATGATAGTGTTGTGATTTCGGATGCTGGATCTGCATATTACGTTTGTTCACAAGCAACAGGTATTAAAGGTAATCAGCGTTATATTACTTCTAGTGCTCAAGCAGAAATGGGATTTACTGTTCCTGCATGTATAGGTGCTGCCTTTGCAGGATCTCCATGTGTAATAGGAGTAACTGGTGACGGTTCATTAC